TGATAATTCCCTTCTCAAGTGTTATATAAATTAAGTGTTTTATTGCTAAGCTTCTCTACAATCCGACGGTATACGTCCGCCTTACTTTTATAATATTGATAGTCTCTATCCCCTTCCCTGAAATTTAACCATAAATTAGACTGTAAGTTTTTAATAATATCCGTCTCTAGATCATACCTAGAATAGTGATCTTTAAAGCCGCCGATATTGTAATGAGCGATAAAGCCATTAGCTAAATAAATATACTTATAGCCCGTCCCGTTAAGCTTCTCAATATCGCTGCAAGCTTTCACAAGGTTATTGACGATAAGACTTTTTTGCTTTTCTGTTAATGCTTCCATTGTTTTACCCCTTGATAGTTAAATTACAAATCCGGATTGATCTTTTATGGCTTTCCCCTTAGCATACAATGCGACAATATGACCTAACGGCTCCACGTGACGCACGTCTGAATTATCGCCGCCGATAACAGGCATTCCCTTGAATGTATCAGGAATATCCTTTTCAAACCTAAACACTGCAGCAAGTCTCATGTTTTGACTAATAGCAATATCGTTAAACTTCTGGAATGTTACTACATTGCTATATGAGAATGTAAGGTCATAATTTGCAGGCAAGTCTTTACGGTTTGCAATTTTTGTATAGTCATAAAACTGCACGTCGGGAAAGCGGCTCATTAAATTAGGATAGACCTTACCGTCAAAGTCCGTAAAGCTTACGTTTTCCCATTTAATGTCACTTGTGCCGTTAAGACGGATAAGCAAGGTTTGACCTAGTTTATTGGCTTTACGTTTACCGGCTTCAATATCCTTCACTAGGTTAAGCATAAAATTAGGACGGTCATTAAAGAATTTTTGAGTTTTGGCAATTCTAGCCTTCTGAATGCTATTGAATGCACCACGTCCTGCAGTGTATAGACAAGCCGCTTCGCATTGTGCTAGTTTAGCCATTGGGCAAACTTGAAAGCCGCTGATATCTGACGGCGCTAAGTATAGAATGCCCGTAAAGTAGCCGATTTTCTCGCCCTTAACAGTTTTTGCGTTAGTGTTAAAACCTAATAAAGATTGACGTTTAAACATGATTGATCCCTTATAGATAGAATGTAATATAAACTACTGCAATGATAACGCTATAGACTGCAAACCCTGTAAGTATAAAGCTTTTAAGCATGATAAACCCCTTAATTAATATGACGTGTTAAGTAACCAATTAAAGCATTGGATTGATCTTGAGTGATCCCTTGCAAGCTTAAATCTTCATACACCCTAGCTTCCAAACCTAACCCGCCATGGTTAAAGATTACATCAAAATAGCTTACACCAAAAGACTTACAAAAATCTTCGGCATGAGCTTGTTTTGAAAATGTTGCGACAACGATATAATTAGGGGCTTTTGACATGATTTTAATTCCTTTTTGTTTAACTTGTAATCAGAATAAACATAAGTTTTGTAGATGTCAATAATTATTTTATAGGGACTTTCCCTAATGTATATTTATACAGTACTTAGCAGGTCTCTCAAGTCGAAGCGCCTATGCAATTATTTTGCCCCTATAGTATTTTTATGGTCTCAGGGTTTAAGTCTATCTAGTACTGGATAGGTTACTTAATAGGGTCCTTCAACGGCTCATACGCTCCCCGATTGTAGACCTATAGAGACCTCACAAGGTCCAGTCTAGACCGCTATAGGACTGCTTAGCCTTTGAAGTACGGGGGAGGGGGTAGTGCTACTGAGTTTCTGTTACGGATACCTCCCAAGCACCTAAAAAAGTAAAACAACCTCTACTTTAAAGTTACTAAAAAGCCAAGAAAGTGGTGTCTAAGATGACAAAGAAGAATCCCTTATAAATCAACGACATAGCCTAAGACATTACCCTATATAAGTAAAAGTAATAAGTATTGTAAAAGTTATATCGCCAGAGGATGCTCACCCGAAGGGCTTATAGAGGTCAGGTGCGCTGTCCGCAGGACCTACTAAGAAGACAATACCTAAAATAAATATCATAAAAGTATTGACAAATGAATCAAGATAGTGTATAATAGAACTATAGAGGAACTTATGCATTCAAAACACTAAGGGTGTTTTACTAAGTAAGTTAACTATTATTAGTTATACATTATAAGTTATAACTATCTACGTTTAACTTTAAAGTATAGTAGGGCTGTGCAAAAAGCACAATAACCTGAGAGGCTTATGTCGGATAAAGAAATAGTTGTTGTCACGAACGAAGTGAGTGCTACTGATGTAGCGCCTACGGCGAAGAAGAAAGCTAAGATGGGTCGTCCTCGTAAGGAAGACTTAAAGAAAGCTAAAGCTCCTATTGGTCGTCCTAAGAATGACACCGGTAGACTAGCTGAGTTTAAGCAACGACTACTAGGCACTAGCGGCTCTGCAGTAATTGAAAAGATTATACAGATCGGGCAAGATGATGATCATCCCGGTCAGATGGCAGCATTGAAGATGGCTATGGATCGTATCCTACCACTGTCAATGTTTGAGAAAGACGCTAAAGGTCAGCGTAACGCAATACAAATCAATATCACTGGTATTGGTGAAGCTAAGATTGAACAGTCCTCAGAACAAGCTGATGTCGTAGACATGGACGAGGACTATGAACCTTAACTTTGAACTACTGCCTTGGCAGCAAGAAGTTTATAAGGACACTACTAGATTTAAAGTTATTGTCGCAGGTCGTCGTTGTGGTAAGTCAAGACTATCTGCTGTAGCATTATTAGTTGAAGGACTGAAATGTCCTAAAGGCTCTGCGGTGATGTATGTCGCTCCTACTCAAGGACAAGCTCGTCAGATTATCTGGGACTTGTTACTCGACTTAGGAAGAGATGTTATCCAGTCCGCACACATTAACAACCTTGACATTACTTTAGTCAATGGCGCAAAGATTTACGTTCGAGGCTCTGACCGTCCTGATACCCTTCGTGGTGTTAGTTTGACATTCGCAGTGTTGGACGAGGTCGCTGACATTAAGCCTGATACTTGGGAAAAGGTTATTCGAGCTTCTCTGTCTGATAAAAAAGGTTCTGCCTTGTTTATTGGTACACCAAAGGGACGTAACTGGTTTTATGATATGTACAACCTCGGTCTTGAAGACGAGGATAAAGAGTGGAAGTCTTGGCACTTCACAACTAAGGACAATCCCTTGATTGATCCTGAAGAGATTGAAGGCGCTAGAAAGACACTTAGTAGCTTTGCCTTTAAGCAAGAATATGAAGCCAGCTTCGATAACGCTGGTACAGACGTGTTTAAGGAGTCTTGGCTAAAGTATGGAGAAGAACCCAAATACGGTTCGTATTATATTGCTATTGACTTGGCTGGTTTTGAAAATATTAACAACTCAGCCGAACGTAAGAAGCGCCTTGATAAAACTGCCATCGCAGTTGTTAAGGTGGATGAAAGCGGTGATTGGTTTGTTCACAAGATAGAAACAGGTCGTTGGGATGTACAAGACACTGCTAGACGCATTTTAAAGAACATAGCGGAGTTTAAACCTCTGGCAGTAGGGATAGAACGTGGTAGCTTAAAGAATGCCGTGTTGCCCTATCTAAGCGATCTGATGCGGTCTAATAATGTGTACTGTCATATCCAAGACTTAACTCACGGTAACAAGAAGAAAACTGAACGTGTTATCTGGGCTTTGCAGGGACGCTTTGAGCACGGTAAGGTTATCCTCAATGAGAGTGAAGACTGGGATGACTTTAAGGATGAGTTCTTAATGTTCCCTACTTCTCAAGTGCATGATGACTTGATTGACGCTTTAAGTTACGTAGATCAATTAGCTGTAACCTCGTACTTCAGTGATGATGACTCCGACGAGTACGAACCTTTAGACACCATCTCAGCCTACTAAGGAAAATATGTACGATAAAGAAAATGAATTTGTTCCTCTAAACTTTGAAGAACTCAGTAAGAATAAAGCAGTTTGGGAAGTTATCAAAGAAGAGCTGAACTACCTTAGTGGTGATTGCTTGATGAAGATTATCACTGCTGCTAAAGAACAAGGCATGAAAGATAACAAAATCTTTTTCCCTGCTGTAGAGCAAGTTGAAATTGAGTTTGCAGATCCGTTTGCGTCAACCATCAAAGATTCAACTAAGGAAGACTAAGAATGTCAGATAAAGCCATCGATCAGAAGTTATCCAAGTTTGAAGAAGTAGAAGAAACAGCTAAGGATAAAGACCTAATTGAATTCGTTCTCGCCCACTGCGACGAATGGAGAAACCACCGAGACACTAACTACCTTCCTTACTGGGATGAGTATGAGCGTATGTTCCGTGGTATCTGGGCTGCTGAAGACAAGATGCGTGAGTCAGAGCGTTCACGTTTAGTTACTCCAGCTATGCAACAAGCTATCGAAGCTAAGCAAGCTGAAATTTCAGAAGCTGTGTTTGGACGTGGTGAGTGGTTTGATATTGCTGACGATGTACAAGATCAAGATCCAATGGACATTGCCTTGACACGTACACAGATGCACGAAGACTTTAAACGTAGTCGCATCAAGAAAGCAGTTGATGATGTTATCCTGTTAGCTGAGCTATATGGTACAGGTATTGGTGAAATCGTTGTTAACGAAGAGACTGTATTGTCTCCTGCAACACAGCCTATCCCCGGCGCTACCGTAGCTGCTATTGGTGTAATGGAGAAGAAGCAGTTCATGGTTGGTTTAAATGCTATCAACCCACGTAACTTCTTGATCGACCCTAATGCACTGACTGTCGAAGATTCTCTTGG